TAAGTAGCGGCAAGAGATCCTCAAGACGGATGATGGCGGCATACTCACGCGCATCTTCACCTTGTCCGTTGAGTCTAATCACTCCAAAGCCTAATTCCCCCGAAATGGCTGTACGAGCTTTTAATTGTCTTAGATACGCCAAAGGTTGAAAACCAGCACGAGCTTTAACCTCTACATCGAACGGAACATTGACAATGTCCTTGCCGCTACCTCGCCCAACCGTTGCACCACTCCACACAGTCGATAGGTACTGTGCGACTACGCGTTCGGTTCGGAAACCTCTGTGTTTCCTTGCTTGACTAGCCATTAACCGCGTGACACTTTCTGCACTGCCACGCGCCTACAATTGGCTGATCATCCTTGAACTTAATCTCTGCAATGATGTCGTGAGCCTCTGTAGGCTCGTTACACATCTGGCAGTTAATCGTGTCAAATAGTGGCACATCTTCTAAATTAGTCCATGCACCAGTTGTCTCATCAAAGTATTCTACAAAGCCCATTATGCCCACGCTTTCTGAGGTGCGAACTTGCCATCCGATCCAAGTGTGTACCACTTAGTAGGGCATCGATGAGCAGATGAGATTACTGAGTTACAGAAGTAACCACCCCAAGCCTTGCCATTCTTTTCGCCCTCTTTCCATTGCATGTGTCCGTGTTCGCATGATGGAGCTTCTACAGCTTCAGGTGTGCCGATGATTGCTGTAACAGTCTCCATAGCCTTCTCAAGGGTTACAGGTGCATCCACTACTTTGTTGTACTGACCAACAGGCGTAGTCCAATAATCCTGATCCTCTGCCTTGACCTCTTGAACTGCTGGCTTGGCTGGCTTAGCAGCTACGACCTTGGTCATTTCCTCGCGGCTTGGTCTTTTTCCTTTAGGCGCATAACCTGCATTTGCAAGTGCTCTGCCGATCGCTGAAGTCTCGCAATTCTCCAATGCTGAAGTCTGATTAACACCACGCTGAGACACCGTTTCCTCAGCGTACCCTGTTGCCCACGCAACGCTATCGCCAGCATCTTTAAATAGATAAGCCTTAACAATGTATCGAGTTGCCTCGACCACTTCAAGCTCAGTTGCAATGCGGAAGTTTTTATGGTCAGTAATAAACTTTTCAAGTCTCACCTCTACTGGCTCGTATTCTGAAAGATTAAACATAAAGCTCGTTCTCCTCTGTTGCTAGTTCCCCTGCGATGCTCGCGTAGGCTGCCATGTCGATCCATGTGTCGATCTGCTGTGCTGACTGATTAGTCCTTGCAAGCTTGACCAAGACCATGATCCCTGCCACTTGGTAGTCATGTATTGGTGTTTGTAGGTATGCACTGAGGAGCATTGCTGTGTGTTGCATGTTATCCGTAGGATGACCGTATGAAAGCCCACGCTGAGAGATCGTGTCGGTTGCTGTGAGCAGGATTTCACTGGCTTTCATTCCTGCCCCTTGATACTGCGCCCACGATGGTAGCCATCTCGTACGCCCTTGTCATAGCTTCTGCGCTGGACATCAAAGATTGCGACTGAGAAGCCCACAATCATAAGGATGATGCAGATCAGCAGTAGCTTGTCTGTGTTTGCCATTTCTGTACCTATCTGTGCCAGTGCCCTTGACTGGCTACAGGATTAGTGTCGCATAGATGACAGACGAATCAAGCACATTTAGATAACGAAATGATAACGATTATCTTGGTCTGCCGTAGGACTTTCCAGCAACTATGAATGTGCCGTCCTTCTCAATGTTAATCAAATCCACTTGCACTTTAGCTTTGTTCACATAGATGATGGCAAAGGCTTGCTGCCAGTTAGCCACGCCCTTGGTGTATGCAGCTTGCTTGAAGTCCATGAGATTGCCTACCTCAACACCATGCAGAACACGCCCTATTCGCCCCCCAGAAGCCTCTGAGAAGGCACTACGCCCGGCTCTGTGAGTATGTCCTGAGATGACATTCTTTCCATGCCTACGAGCCGCCTCAAGGGCTGATAAGCCCCCCTGTGGCTTGATGGGTGTGTGGTCTCCATGGACTGCAATCCAGTTAGGTGCAATCGGCATAGGGTTCTTGTGAAAGGTGATGCCTAGCTCATCAAAGCGCATGAACTTCTCAAAGCGAAGCTCTGGCAATGCACCGAACGCTGGCACTTTAGCCATGATGATGTTATACAGGCGGTCTGTGTGATTACTGCGGATGCAGTCTGTAACGCCTAACTCCCACAATAGATCGACTGCCTCATTGCGGTCATCGTCTAGTGTCTGAGCGTAGCTGCCCATGCGACCTTCCTCCCACTTACTTATTTGTGGTAGGTCAATCTCATCGCCTATGGTGACTACTTGGTCTGGCTTAAACTTCTTGATGAAACTAGCAAGGTTACGGGTTGCAACCCTGTCATGGTATGGGACTTGTAAGTCCGAGACTACGACTATTCGCTTAATCGTCATCCTCATCATCCTCGTAGTTGCCGAACTTTTCAGGTTCGATTGGGTCTGGCAAGATCCAGCGAGGATAGGACGGAACATCTGTAATCATAAACAGGGCTAAGCCTTCACTGAAGCCAGCCTTACGCAATGACTTGTAATACTCATGCAGCCCAATGCAGTAGGCATCTAGCTTTGAGTATCCCTGATCCTCTAATGCTCTAGTTGCTTTTCTTGCCATGGTTTTATTATCGCTCTAGTAGGATGTTATAGATCTCATCGACACGCGCATGGAGTCGCTTGATCTCAGCTAGTAGGTGCGTGATAACAAAGCCTGAAAGACCACCGAGTGCAACGATGGTGGCAATGTAGAGTTGGAAGAAATCTGTCTGTGTCACTTTTTAGGGCTCGCGTATCCGAAGATGCCAGATAGCACAGCCCAGAGGATTGCGCGGTAATCTGCCTCGAAGTTGGATGATGCCCAAGCTGCTAGGAATGCTCCAGCGGCTAGGTATGCAGGGTGCTTGATCTTCATTATTCTCCGCCTAACATAGATAAGTTATAAAAAGCCGAATCATTGTCAGCCGCTTTCTTAAACGAGACATGACAGTGTTTCGTGTGTTTGTTAGCCCCTGTGTACTTGCGCCACTTCCAGTTAAAGATGGGTGAGCAGATCTTCCCATCGAAGATGATGTAACTAACACGCTTCTCGGATTTAGACTTGCAAGCGACACGAAGCTGATCTGCAAGATCAGGCATGATGTCTGGTCGCGATCCCTTAAACAAGTCACGGTCGATGTCAATGGCACGAACCCAACCTTCAGCATCAGGATTATGATCTGACTTGCGATGAGCGTGTCTGGTATCACCGATCCAACCATCCGATGTGCGGTCACGATCTGGGAACGAGTCATCGATCTGTTCCCTTAACTGTGATGCAGCCTTAGAGAGTCTTGGCTTCATTAGCCTTTGCGATCATTTCATCATAAATTGCTTTAGGCATAGAAGTGAACTCCCCATTGCCTCGATCAATGATTGCGTGTTCTGTGATTCCGCCCAGCGTTTCAATTTCAACAAAAGTTACATTTTCCATTTTACAACTCCGCACTTATTCCTAGGTAAGCTGATGTAGAATTATTTGCCCATAATGAATACGAGCGAGTAGTTGCAGTCATACCAGTCGCGCCAATGTCAATAAGTGGTATTGAAGCAGAAGCATGTGTACCAACAGCAACAGTCGAAGCAGTTACAAAGTTAGTACCATCCGCAAGTGTTACAGTCGAATAATCAACAGATGTTGGCTTAACTCGCATCGTTACTCTTATTGGCACTTGAACTGTGACCGCTGTTGAACTGAACGCTGGTGAGTAATTAGTAAATTGTGAGTATGCAGTATCGGCAGTAAGTCGGTAGTAATAACGCTGACAAGCAGCTAATTCGCCCTGGATCGTTCCTGTTGCAGTCTGGAAAGATGTAGCAGATGATCCCGCCTCAACCTGAACACCCCATAAATCAACCGTATTAGATGCTGCATAACGTAACACTTGGAAAGAAAGTGATGAATTAGCGCCGATCGTTTTTCCAGATACGGATGGAATTGCGATGGTTTGTGTAAATCTTTGCCATGATGTTGTAATAGTAACCGCACCTAAATTAGCAAAAACAGTTGATGATCCACCTGTACCAAAACCTTGTAAGTAATAACCATTGCTGCTGACTGTTCCAGATGCGCACTTAGCCCAAAAAGAAACAGTAACCGTTTGGCCCGCGAAACTACGAACATCTTCAATTCTTTGAACGATGTATGTATCTCCAGTCGCAGAAGTTGTTGCTAAACGGCAAAAATACTCTCCTTCGTAACCTACGACTGGTGCAGTTCCAGGCGTAAAAGTTTGACGACTGGTTGTAAGATTTGCGCCTGATTCGTTAATGGCTTCGAATCTGTCGGCAGTATAAGCACCGTTACCCGTTGCAATTGTAAATGATGTTCCACGTTGCCAGATACCAAAGTCACCATTGATGATCTTGTTCTTACCAGCGTAAAACTGATTAGAGCCACCTGAAGCTGTACTCCAAGTGAAGTCCATGTCTGTGCCAGATGCCTTTGTCAGCACTTGACCAGTAGTGCCACCCTTAAGATCTGCCATAGATGAGTCAATAGCATCCACAGCTGTGCGGATGGCAAGTGCGCCATTCTTTACGAGGTCTGTATTGTCTGGCTCTGGCCAGCTAAAGTTGGGACTTGTTGCCATTTATGCTAGTGCTCCTGTCGCGTTGTTCCAGTCAAGTGTACCAGTTACACCTGTCCAGATTGTTGAAGATGGTAGGACTGTGTCCCATTGTGTGGTAGAGAGTGAAAACTCTGTTGCTGTGATGTAGAGGGTGATGTCCACAAATGTTGGAGTAGCACGAAGGGCGACATTCTCCACGAAGCCCTCGAAAGTACCGCCTAGCAAGTTGCTTGGTAGGTTCTGGATAAGCACTGGCTCACCAAAGTAAACCCCGATTAGATCGTCAAGCATCGCGCTTGGCATGTCGGGATTGTCTAGACGAAAGGTAATTGCACCAAGTGAGCCTTTAGGTACACGCCTTAGATTAAGCTCTCTATTGGCGATGTCGGTGATGTCTGCAAGGTTCTTGATGTTTGACTCAGATGAACGCTCAAAGAGGCCGTAAGAGGCTATAGAGGTCGAATCTGAGGTACTGTAGGTGCTGGCGTATCCTGTGCCGTACTTGTAGATAAGGCTGTTACGGATGCGAGAAACCTGAGTTTGTGAAGTGATAGAGCTTGGGGTTGCATACGCGCCATTGAGGTAAGTATAGCCATTTGCTGCGAGGTCGTTAGATCGGTGGTCTGCATCTGCATAAGAAACATCTCCATCCTTCTCTTCGTACATCTGACCAAGGGCAGAGGTCGCAATCTGATCTACTAGCGTCTGGCTCTTAGCCGTAGGGCTTGCAGCTTGGCTAATCATTGTGTAGAAGCCAGAGTCCACTTCACCGATGTAAGACTCAGCATTAGCCCAAGTGACATCTGCTGGATAGGTTGCCCATGTGACAGTCGGAGTTACTTCGTTCCAGTTAAGGTTAAGGGCTGAACCTAGGATTGCTGCGATCTGTGCGCCATCTAAACCTTCTGCAAGTGCTGTGTTATAGACAACCTTGGTTAGCTTGGCAAGTGCGCCAATGCCTAGGATCTTGCCTGTGGTGATGTAGCCAGATTCTTCTGGGCTACGCACACCGATGGAGAAGTCAGAGACCTCGCCACCGAATACAGTGACATAAGTGCCAGATGAGTTCTTGAGCTCTAAAGTGATTGGCTCTGTGACATTGATGGTGAAAGGTGAATTGTCTGTGTTGATGATCTCTACTTGGCAGTATCCAGCAGTAGCCTGACGATCAATGTCTAAGCGACCAGATGCGTACGACACAGAGGTTACAGTCGTATAGACATCATCACCTACTGTAACTCGCCACTCTGGAAGCCATGTCATTAGTAAGCCCCACCTCGTAATGTGCCACGATCCACCGCATCCTGAATAACCTGAGTCACCGCTTCAGCGATAGCGTTAGGGTCTCCGATGCCTGTGTTCACATTGACAGTAAAGTTAAACTCACGACCATTAGGGCTGATGCCTGAAATCATGCCTTGATCAGGAGTGTATTCACGAAGGTTAGGCTGGATGACTGTGTTAAGACCAAGATCTGCAACTGACTTGTTAATCTCTGCAATGCTTCGAGGTTGAGTGATTGTAGTTGCTCCACCACCGCCACCACCAGAAGTGCCGCCCTTTGTGCCTGTTCCAACCTTGGCTAATTCTGCAAGCATCTCGCGGATCTTGCGTAGTGCCTCATCAAGGTTCTTCTGGTCAATTAACTCTTTAGGTTTTAGACCAGCAAGGATTGACTCAATGGCTTGCATCTGAGTCTTTTGACCAGTCAATGCATTGAGGACTTTGAGATCCTCATTAAGCTTTTTGGTTGCAGCAATAATGGCTGCCTCATCCTTGGCTTGGATTGCATCTTCTAAGGCAAGGATTGACTTCTTAACATTAAGGCGAGCAGTGTCATTAGCGATCTGCAACACCTGCGCTCCGCTTGTTGCCTTGCCTAATTGCTCTGCCTGAGATGTAAGCGCTGCCGCAATCTGGATCTTGTCCATGTCAAAGATTTCATTGCTTTTATTTAAGGCAAGATTAGCTTTGTCGATTGCCTGTGCTAACTTTTTTGCAGCTAGAGCTTTTTGTGCGGCAGCTAAGGCTTTAAGTTCCTCGGCTGTCAGTTTTTTCTTAGTCTTTACGGTATGCGCAGCATAAGAAGATTGAAGCTCAGCAAGGTGGGCAAGTGCTGAAGCTGTAGTGCCTGTCTGTGCCGCTGTTTCTCTTGCTTCTGCGCCAAGCTTGTTTAAGATTCGGATTGAGTCTGTTAATGGGTTAGCTCTTAGGACTGCCTCAAAAATTTTATTAAGCCCAGGGATTTTGTTGATTGTTTCAGATGCTGTCTTAATGTAGCCAATCATTACGCCAATACCGCGAATAACATCGGCTGTGTAGATAGCAACGCTTTCCATCTGTGTTGCTAGATTATCTACAGTGTTCTGATCGCCTAGACCTTTAAGGGCATCGATTAAACCTGTACCGATAATCTCTTGAACATTAGCAGAGGCAACGCCAAGCTTGTCGATTGAGCCTTGGAAAGTGTTAGCAGCTTGAGTAGCAGAGCCAGCGAATGTGGTCTGAAGTTGCTTTGTAATTTCCTCAAAAGATTTGGCCTTTAGGTCTGCCTTTGAGATACCAACGCCAAGCTTGCTAAGAGCTGTGTTATTGCCTAAATACGCTTTACTCAACGCTCCTGTGACTGAGCCTAAATCCTTGCCGGTTGAAGCACTAATGTCTAAAGCAAGTTGAAGAAGTTTCTGTGACTCGGCTGTGTCCTGTGTTGCCACTGCGAGTTGCTGATAGGCAGGGCGTAGCTTGTCATCAAGTATCCCGAACTCACTTTGTAACTTCTGGATAAATGCTTCAGAAGTAGCAGCATCTCGACCCAGCCCAACATTCTTTAGGGCTAGGGCTAATTGCTTTTGTGCCTTCTCATCGGCTGCTGCCGCTTTGATCGATGCCTTACCAAATGCCAGAATCTGCTGACCGCTAAAGGCTAAACCTAAAGCTCCTGCAAGTTTCTTAACATTCTTGGACATCTTGTCCGTTGCTGTCTCGGCTTGCTTAAAACCCTTTTTGCCAGTGAACTCGGCTGCGATGTCAATAATTACATTAGCCACGATTAGCCTCTCACTGTTGCACGCTTGTTGAGATTATTTGCTGCTGTTGAGACAGCTCTGAGAACGCCTTCTCTTGCCTTGCCATTGTTTTCATCATAAGCACGATAAAGAACACGACCCTGCATACGCCCTTTACCCTTAAGAGGTGCTGAATACTTTCCATCTTGATTACGCACGAATACGCTATCAGGACTTTTTTTACCCATGCGCTCATAGATTGCACCTGCTCGGCTTTTATTAAATACCTGAGCAAGAGATCTAAACCCTCTTTGATTTGCCTTTGATGGAGTTGTTTTGAAACCAATCTTAGACTTAGCCTCAGACGGATTGAATGTAGGAAACTTTCCTTCAGACATTTGACGAGGTAGCCAACCGCTCAAGATACTGCCGCGATCTGGAATGTAACCTTTAGCTGTTTGACTAATTGGCTTGATTGCCATCTTTATTTCAACTTGAGTTTCTTTCGCTAGATCAGGTGCGAACTCACGAAGTGCTCGACGAAGTTCAACGGCGCCTTTGACGCTTGCTGGCATCGCTCACCTCTTTCGCTTCATCCTTAAGCCCTTGCACAAGTGCATCGAGCATTGTCTTATCTAGATCTAGTAACTGCTGTGGCGCAATCCCCAACCTAATGCTCAAGCGAGCGATTAGGTAGGTGAATGGAAGATCGCGCTTTAAGCTAAAGGGTCTGAATCCTCGACCGAAACCGATTTAAGGGTTTCGATGAAGTCCATTCCGAAAGGCTTAACAGATTCACCTGACCTGCGTGTTACTTCCCAAGCCAACCAATAGACATCCGACTGGCGTTCTTCGTCTCTAAACGCCTTATGGAAGCCCTTTTTAGCGTACTGCTCGAACGCATACTCCACTGCTGGAGTTATCTCGCCTTCTAGCACGCTTCCATCATTACGAACGATCTTTAGTTTTGCCATGGTTTTGCCCCTTTGTTAGATTCTTATGATGTTGTTACTGCGATTGTACCTGATACATTCCAAGTTACGCTCTGAGTTGATAGATCGCCAACTGCACCATTTACAGGTGTTGTGTTGTTGATCAAGCAAGTCATTGTATAAAGAGGGTTTGTTGCTGATACAGCATCAGATGTTTGCTTGAATGTAACTGTGACATTGTTTCCCCAGTTTGTCTGGAGTGTCTGAAGTGTCTTTGATGATGCTGAGTCGTTTAAGAAATCGATTGTGATGCTTGATGCTTCCAAGCCTTTAACATAACGATGACCAGAATCTCCAAGCGCGGTGACTTCTAATTCGTCAAATGAACGATTGATAGTAATGTTTGTGACTAATGTTGAGAGATCAACCGAATTAACAGTTAGAACTCCTGTATTTGCTAAATAAACTGCCATCGGATTATTCCTCTTCTTTCTTAGTTACTGGCTTTGCTTCTGGCTTTGGCGCAACTTGCCCGATCTTCTCGAGAAAGGCTGCGTTTTCTTTTTCCCAATCGGACATGATTAACTCCAACTCGTTAGGATTGATACGGACATCTCGCACGACAAAAGTTGACCTGAGGCCGCGTCGAGAATACTAGGTGCGCTGATTGCGCTTACATTATAGACCAGAGATGATGCTGCTAGCTTAGCAAACACACCAACGACAGTATCTTCAATGCCGTTGAGGTTTCCCTCATTGTCAAATAAAGGCACAGTCATAATGATCTTGAAGTTAGCCATTGGGCTAATAGAAATCTGGCTGTTGTTATTTGGTGTCAAATAAGGATCATCTGGAGACACGATCACAGAGTTAGCAAGGACTGTTGCAGGTGGAAATGCAAAAGTCTGCCACTTGCTATTGTCCACAAGTGCTGTGGCAAGTGTCGTGCGAAGGGTTGTAATAGGTGCGGTCATGAGCTACCCGAGCATACTTGTGGGCGCTAGCGCGTGAGAAACCAAACCGCGTACTTTTGCCAATAATTGGCTCGACATTCTGTACGGGCTGGGCTGGAAATCTACAGCGTTACTGCCTGAAAGGGTGGCGGTACGCGCTTGCCAGATTTCAACAGCGATCATCAAAGCTGCGTTCTGAATTGCTGCATCGGCAGACCAATCAACATAAGTGTCTGCTGTTACTGTGCCAAAAGGTTGAACTGGATGCTCTACTGCTGGAGTGTTGTTATTGCCTGTAATGTTAAAGGTGATTGAGTAATCGCCTACTCCAGTGAGAGTCTTCGATCCATTGAACTTTGAGCCATTGCCAGTAATTACCACGGTCTGACCCACATAGAAGACTTTTTCTACTTTGTCTTGAAAGTAAAGTGTGCCTGTTGTTGCTGTGTTGCTGTGTGAAATGTTAAAAGTGTTATTGACCCAGAGCATAGGCAGTAGAACTGCATCTGAAGCATCACAGACTTCCTGCAAGGTTGCATCGGGATACAGCGTACCGACTCCGAGTGTTGAGCGGAGTTCTGCGACTGTTACAAGTGACATCCCGATTCCTTTCTAAAGACTCTGAGGGGTAGAGGGCTACTACCCCTCAGAGCGACTTAGTTGCTAGTAATTACGCTACTGCGAAGCGGCGAACGCCCTTACCTGACTTAGCAACATAAAGTGCTAGGTATCCGTAAAGGTTGATCTCGATTTCTCCTGAAGTCAAAACATTGACTCGCAGTTGTGTCTGAGGAGACTCCCACGCATACACGCTCGAAGGCGCGATCAAGAATGCTGAGTCATCTGAGATGCCTGAAGCTGAGATGTTGTGATCTACGATCAAGTCAGTTCCGAGAACATTACCGCGAACAGATGAAGCAACTGCCACACCTGAAGCGTTGTATGTTGCGCCTTGTGCTGAGTAAAGTGCGCGACCTGTTGTGTCTGCGTATCCTGCGATAGCTGCCCACTGGTCTGTAGAAGCAACAAGCTTGTTAGCGAAATCGCCACCAGTTC